ACCGGATAAGTTTGAATTTCCTGAAGAATTAAATAATGGTAAGTTCCCAAAAAAATATGCAAAGTTAATAAGTAGAATGATGAATAGTAAAAGGGTTGGAACTAAACCTGAAATTTCTACTCTCATCTCAAATGGTGGGGCTGGAGCTATATCGGCTCAAGCTGGAGAGGTATTAACTTTAATGGCTACTTCTATGTCTGATGAGGAGTGGGAGACTTTACAGAGCACTATGTTAAATCATGAAAAAGAAATTATTGATAACAACCAAGATTTAAAAGCACCTGGTAAAAGAGTTGTAAATAAAAGTTGGATACTCGCTGCTGGTAAGAGTAGGAAAGTTATCAGAGATAGAATTACTAAAAAATATGGAGATGGGGTAGAAATATCAAATACTTCATGGGATACAGAAGAAGATGTAAATGCTATGGGTTGGGATAATTATTCAGACCAAAAGGGATTTTCTACTGATATGTATATAAAGGTAAAAACAAAAGATGGTAAAGAGATAATGGATGAAGTTTCTCTTAAAAAAGATGTTAACATAAATTTTCTTAATTCATCTACTGGTAAATTCAGAGAATGGGATGGTGAAACAGATGGTACTGATGTTGATTCAAAAGTTTATGCTGTTAATGAAAGAAAAAATCTTAATAAAGCTATTGAAGAATTTGGATTAGATTTACCTGAACCAACAAGTAGAAAATCAGCAAAAGATATTTGGATGGCTATGGTAGAAAAAACTGATTACAATACAAAAACAGGTAAAATGAATCTTAGTGACCCTCCTACTAAAGAGGAACTGTGGATTCAATCTCATGTTAAACAGATTCGTGATTATACTACCAACGCTACAAGAGCAATCGTTGAAAACCCTAAATTAAAAGCTGGAATGTTACAAGGAATTAGAAAAGAGTTTCCTTTGAAATCTGTTGGTGAGGGTGAGGAGACTATGGCAATAGGAGATTTAAGTTTAGATCCAGATACAATGAAAGAACTTTTTGGAACTTCTGATTTTGAAAAAATTAAAGAAAATTTAGTTGTAAATGAGGATGTAGATCCTCCAGCACTTGCTTATAGAGCAGGAGTTGATGGGGAAATGTTTAATGTGGCTAGTATTGTAATAAGACAAGATGGTGTTGGTTATGGTGGAAGTTCAATGAAGTTTGAAATGCAAATGGATAAAGAGTTTTCTAATAAATTAAGAGAAGCTCACGATAAGGTGTATGGATAATGAAATCACAACTACTAGCAACATTCACAATAAAAGATAATCTTGATGAAATTGTCAAGAAAATAACTGATGCATATAGTATTGTGTTTAATAAAGTATATGTGTTACAAAATGAAAATAATGTGAATGAATTAATCTGCACATACAATGTAAGTACAGAAGGTGGTGTGGATTATAATAAAGTAGAGGGAACGATTTCACTACATAGAAAAAAACATTCAAATACATTATATACAATAAATGCATTGAATGAATGTATCAAGAATTTAAACAATGGTGTTATGGATAATAAATTTATGATACCATGGGAAAACTTTAAGAATATGTTAATGGTAACAAATTCCGATGGGTTAAATAAAATAAATACAAGGATTTATAAAATAATTGAAATAAATGCTTGACTTATATGCGAAATGTTTCGTATATTATAATTAAAACAATGGAGAAAATAGGTTATGGCTAAAAAAGAATCTACCTTATATTACTTTTATTCAGTTGGGTGTGGGTATTGTAAACAATTAGACCCAATCATTGATGAATTAAACAAAGAGGGACACAATATATTAAGACTGGATTTATCGGATAAAGATAATCAAGGATTAAAAAATGAACTTTCAAAAGAATACAATAAACAATGCGGAACACCGTGGTTAATTGATGCTAGTAATGGTAACCAAGTATGTGGTTATAGAGAAAAAGACATCATAGAAAAATGGGTTAATGGAGAGGATATTCCAGCTCCACCAAGACCAAATGGAGTACCACCAAGACCACCATTTATGAATGCGAAGAAAAAAGAAGTTACAAAATGGAAAAAAGACTACAATAAATGGTTAAAAGATAATGAACATCTTCCTGAAGATAGAAGAAAAACAGCTGATGAAATTCTTGAAATGCCAAGACCAAAATCAGAACCTCCTAAACCACCTAATGTAAATTCAACAGATGAAGAGTTGGAAAAGTGGAGTAAGGAATATACTAAATGGAAAGATGAAAATGAACATCTTCCTAATTTACAACCTGTTGAAGTTGTGTTGAAAAACTTTAAACAAAGACAACAACAAATGCAACAAAGACAAACACCACAAGAAAAAGATATATCAACAAAACTTATAAAAAGAGTTGATTCATTAGAGAAAAAAATGGATAAATTGATGAAACATTTAGGGGTTAAGTGAAGAAATTTAAATTCAAACCAAAGGTTACAAAAAACAGAGAAGCAACAAAAGAAGAGTTAGAATGTATTAAAGAAACCGAAGAGATGTTGAACGAAGAAAAGAAACTTCCACCAACATCTCAAATGGTTCGTGATATAGCTACAACTCATTGGAAATCTCTCAAATCTTGGTTAAGGGGTTCACAAGTCATAGCTCCACAAGAAATAGCTGAAAAAAGGTGGGAGATATGTAAAACTTGTCCTCATCTTAAATATGATAAAGCTAATCCAGACACAGGTAAAAAAGATGGTAGATGTACTCATTGTGGTTGTTTTATGAATGTAAAGGTACATTATGCTGTAGCTGAATGTCCAATTAATAAATGGGATGCTAGTTGTAAATGCAATCCAAATAAAGAATGTGATTAAAAAAAAAATAAAAAAAAGCTTGACTTATATTGCATTTTTGATATATATTATAGAGATAGAATTAAATAGGTTATATGGTTTCATTAAAAAACCATAACTAATAAACGATAAACGATAAAACACATAGGAGAAATACAAATGGATATAGATGCAATCAAATCCAAACTCGCAACATTACAATCAACTTCAAATACAAAAGATAACTTTTGGAAGCCTGAACCAGGTACACAGGTTGTGCGTATTGTTCCTTACAAACATAATAAAGATAATCCTTTCATTGAATTATACTTTCATTATAACTTAGGTAATAATAAAACTTACCTATCACCAATGTCATTTGGTCGTCCAGACCCAGTGGCAGAATTTGCTGACAAACTAAAATCAACAGGTAATAAAGACGAATGGATTCAAGGTAAAAGACTTGAACCTAAAATGAGAACTTTTGCACCTGTGATTGTTCGTGGTAAAGAATCTGAAGGTGTTAAATTTTGGGGATTCGGTAAAACTGTATATCAAGAACTTCTTGGTGTAATTGCTGATCCTGATTATGGTGACATCACAGATGCTACTAATGGTAGAGATATTGGTATTGAAAGACAGACTCCTGCTGAGGCTGGAAATCAATATGGTAAAACTACTGTAAGAGTTAAACCTAATCAGACAACGATTACTGATGATGCTGAGATGTTAAAAGGTATCTTTGAAAATCAATCTGATTTAACAGAACTTTACAATGAACCAACTTATGATGAGTTGAAAGATGTTCTTCAAAACTTTCTGAACCCATCAGATGACGCAGAAACAAGTGCTCCAACGAACACTACTGAAAAGGTTGCAGAACAAACTGCGACAGCTGCTAAAACTGATGTTGCAGACGCATTTGATAACTTGTTCAATACTTAATCAATAACAACAAATTGTAATGAGTGGGATGAAATTCACATATGAAACTTCTCACATGAATACAAGTATTCATAGCATCACTCTCTCACTCTTTACATAATAGGAGAACAATATGTCAGAAAAAGACGAATTGGCTGGAATAATTGCCGATGAACTGAATAAACAATTCAAACATCAAAAGGTTGCTTACTTTCTTGAAGAAGGTGGTAATCCTACTGATGTGACGGGTTGGATTTCAACTGGTTCAACTATGTTAGATTTAGCAATTGCTAATAAACCAAATGGTGGTGTTGCCGTAGGTAAAATCACAGAATTAAATGGTTTAGAAGGAAGTGGTAAATCTCTAATAGGTTCTCATCTATTGGCTTCAACACAAAAACAAGATGGTATCGCAGTTTACATTGATACAGAATCAGCAGTATCTCAAGAATACTTGAGGGCTATTGGTATTGATACAAGTAAAATGTTATATGTACATCTTGAAACTTGTGAAGAAATATTTGATACTATTGAAACAATTGTTACCAAAATCAGAGAATCAAACAAAGATAAGTTAGTAACTATACTTGTTGATTCATTAGCAGCTGCTTCTACTAAACAAGAAATGGATGCTGACTTTGATAAAGATGGTTGGGCAACAGCCAAAGCAATCATCATATCAAAAGCTATGAGAAAAGTAACACAAATGATAGCACGACAAAAAGTTGCATTGATTTTCACAAATCAATTACGACAAAAGTTAGGTGTTATGTTTGGAGATCCTTGGACTACTTCAGGTGGTAAGGCTCTTCCATTCCATTCATCAACTCGTGTTAGATTCAAAAATGCTGGACAAATCAAAGATACTAATAAAAATACTGTAGGTATTAAGATTAAAGGACAAGTGATTAAGAATCGTCTCGGCCCTCCAATGAGGACTGTAGAGTTTCCACTTTACTTTGATAAAGGTATTGATGACTTTGGTAGTTGGTTAACTGTAATGAAAGAACACAAACTTTTAAAAGTAGGTGGTGCTTGGTATACATTACAACATTGTGACCTTGAAACTGGTGAATTAATTAAAGAATACAAGTTCTTATCTAAAGATTTTGAAAATCTAATGTTAGAAAATTCAGAATTAAAAGATTATTGTTACAAATTAATCTGTGAAGCTTGTATTATTAAATATGATTCTAAGGAACTTGGTATTGATGATGTAGAACAAACCGATGAGGTATTGGATGAACTCTAAAAAAGAATTAAATGAAAAATATTTATCTTTTTTAGACCAAACAAAAGATGATACACACAAAGCTGTAAATCATCTTAACGACAGAGTATTGATTGTAGATGGCCTGAATACATTTATCAGGTCATTTGCAGTTAATCCTGCGTTAAATGAAGATGGATTACATATTGGTGGTATGGTTGGTTTTATGAAATCAGTTAGATATAGTTGTGATATATTGAAACCATCTCGTTGTATTATTGTGTTTGACGGAAAGGGTGGAAGTAAAAGAAGACAGAAAATATATCCAGAATACAAAGGTACTCGTAAAGTAAAGAGAAGACTTAATCGTAATGTAGATTGGGGAACAGCTCCACAAGACGAAGAACAATCTATGAGACAACAGATGGGTAGGTTGGTTGAGTATTTAGAACAATTACCTCTAACATTAGTTTCAGTTGATGGGATTGAAGCAGACGATACAATGGCTTATATCTCACAACAATTACTGCCAGAAAGTGATTGTATATTGATGTCAACAGATAAAGATTTTATTCAATTAGTTGATGATAGAGTGAAGGTATGGAGTCCTACAAAGAAAAAATTATATAACAAACAAGCAGTATTGGAAGAGTTTGGTTTACCATCAAGAAATATGTTAACATATAGAATTGTGGATGGAGATAAATCAGATAATATCAATGGAGTTATGGGAGCTGGTTTAAAATCTTTGATAAAATACATTCCACAAATTACAGAAGATGAAGATTTTACGGCTATGGATTTAATAAATTTTGTAAATAATTCAGATTCTAAAATAAAACTCTTGGAAAATATAAAAAAAAGTAGTAACTTGTTAAAGAGAAATTATTTACTAATGCAACTAAACAATGTAGACATACCAAACCACACTAAGATGAAAATTCAAGGTGCTGTGAATGGTGATGTTCCACAATTGATTAAGTATAAATTTCAAACAATGTTTTTAAAGGATAAATTACAATCAAACATAAAAAACTTTGATAGTTGGGTAATGGAGTTTGTAAGATTAGATAGGTTTAGGGGATTGAATGGATAAATTAACAGATTTTGGACACACATTTCAAATTAAATCGGTTGCTAGTCTAATGAAAAATCAGTCGTTTCTTGAACAGATACACGATATATTAGATGAGAAACATTTTGATAGTGATGCTCTAAAATGGGTTGTAAAAGAGTGTAAGAAATATTATGATGAATATAGAAAGTGTATAACACTTGATGTATTTAAAGTAAAGACAAGTGAAGTAGAAAACGATGTGTTAAAGTTATCCATTGTAGAAAACCTTAAAGAAGTATTTAGACATATGGAATCACCAGATTTAGATTTCATTGAAGACAAAGCATTAGACTTTTTCAAGAATCAAACATTAAAGAATGCTATCATACAATCAGTTGAAATTATGGAATCAAAAGGTGACTTTGAACAAATCAAAAGATTAGTAGATGACGCTTTAAATGCTGGTACGGAAAGAAACATAGGACACGAGTATATTGAACATATTGAAGATAGGTATTCAGAAACTGCTAGAACAACAGTTCCAACTGGTTGGGATGTCATAGATGACTTAACTCAAGGTGGTTTAGGTGGTGGAGAACTTGGAGTGATTGTAGCACCTGCTGGTGTTGGTAAAACTTGGGTGTTAGCCGCTATTGGTGCTAACTCAATGAAAAAAGGAAAACATATAGTCCATTATACATTAGAATTGAATGAGGCTTATGTTGGATTACGATACGATAGTATTTTAACTGGTGTAGCAAATCAGAATCTTAAATATCATAAAGATGATGTACAAACAGAAATGGATAAATTAAAAGGTGATTTGGTTATTAAGTATTATCCAACCAAGTCTGCTAGTGTAAATACTTTATCAGCTCATTTGAAAAGAATCACAACATTAGGAACTGAAGTGGATATGGTTATTGTAGATTATGCAGATATATTGAAAGATAATCAATTTGCAAAGGAAGTTAGACATGCACTTGGAAACATATATGAAGATTTAAGAGGACTTGCTGGTGAGTTTCAGATTCCAATATGGACTGCATCACAAGCAAACAGAAGTGCTCTTGACGAAGATGTGATTCAAGCAGAGAAGGTATCTGAATCATATCAAAAAATTATGACAGCAGATTTTGTAATGTCATTGAGTAGGAAAGTGGAAGATAAGATAGGTAACACGGGTAGATTCCATGTAATCAAAAACAGATTTGGTCCTGATGGTATAACATTCCCAGCAAAGGTTAATACCAATACTGGTAAAATGGAAATCTATGAGGGTAATTCTGTTGGTGGTAAAGAACAACAAGGTAAAATAGACAACAGAGATAATCTTATGAAAAAAATGTTATCCAATAGGTACGAAGATTTAATGGCAGATGAATAAAACATTACACTTGGTATTAAAGAGAAAATATTTTGAAAGAATATTCAATGGAACTAAAACTACTGAATATAGGGACTTGACAGAATATTGGAAAAAAAGAATAGATGAAAAACATTACACACATATAAAGTTTCAATTAGCTTATTCAAAAAATCCACCAACAATGTTGGTAGAAGTATTGGATAGAAATATAGTTGATTACAAAGGTGTGGAATCATACGCATTTGATTTAGGAAAGATAATAGAGGTAAATAATTATGAGTAAAGAAAAAACAGACTTAGAGGTATTTCAAGAATGGGTTCAAGAGTTAAAAGAATTAGTATTTGGAACACCAATAACAGACTTAATGGAAAAACCAAAGAAAAGAAAAAGAGCTCGTAAAAAAGATGGGACATTTAGAGGTGATGATAAATCTACACCGAATGTAAATGAAGCTTGGGAGGATGAATAATGAAAAAAACTAAAAAATCAGTTGGGTTTAGAACAACAAAAGATAAAAAAGAAGAACAATATGATGATTGGGATATATACCCAACACATTTAATCATACCAGATGAGTATTGGGAAATTTGAAAGTAACTGATTTCATAGTAGAACCTGTAGAACGAAGAATAATATCTAAGTTCATTGAGAAACATCACTATTCTCATAGTACAAACGGAGTACAACATATACAATGTTTTGCTATGTTTCGTGAGGGTAAGTTTGGTTTTGATAAAGAGATGATTGGTGCTGCTATGTATTGTTATCCATCAATGCCAGCTACTGCTA